GTTGTTATCACTGCCGCCCTCATAAATATCAGCAACAGGCGAGGCTACACCGCCACCTTTCCGTACATAAAGCCTATAGGCTGGTCCAAGGCTGTTTTTCAATGAAGTTAATTGACTTCGTGATACATCTAACCCTGTGTGGTAAAAATCTCTTAATGCCATGTTATTCTCCTTTGTTCAATGGGGGGAGGCCGAAACCTCCCCCACAAGGTAGAATTTAAGTAGTTACAGGAGGACCAGCGGCACCCTTTGCGCCGAGAATAATCCAACCGATAACATCATCAACATACAGCAATGTTGCCTGATCTAATGCGTCTGCAAATACAATCGTTGACCAGCCTGTTGAGGTTGTCGGGGTAAGAGTACCGTCACCACCCCCGTCAGTGGTAAGGTTGATAATTAAAATCTGACCAGGATAACCATTTGCCAAGGTAAGCGCCTCTGCATCTGCACCGGTTGTTTTCGCTACATAGAGATGCGTTACAGGTATTGCCAACGAATCAGCAATACTGGTTGTGGTAAGATCCTCTGTGTTATCAGAATCCTGCTGGTGATAAAATTCTTTTAAACGTCCAATCAATGACATTGTATTTCTCCTTTGTTCTTTAAGGTAGAATTAATAAGTAACTGCGCAACCACAGTTGCTGGGATTGCATACGGTCACGCCATACCAAACGAAGATTCTGAAGCGGAAATCCATAGTAGCGATATCGCCGTCATAGACCATATAAAGCTGAAGTCCATTTGCCAGCGTATCGGTGATTACCTTCATACCGTCATACTGCGCGAACAACTCAGCCGGGATTGATCCACCGATTACCTCAACAGCACTCTTATCGAAAAAGATGTTGGTTTTGTTCGATGCATCAATATTCAGACGTGTAAGCGTTGCAGCGTTCAGAATCTGAGTGTTGATATTCGCATAAGCTGCCTCCAGGGTTGTCAATGCAGCGTCGTCCGTAGCAATCGGCTTCGGATAGATTTTGATGTGCGTTGCATCAGTCAGTTCAATAACAGAAAACGTCATCGGCTGGCCGCTTGCCTGTTTATCTGCCAATCCAAGAGACTGTACAGCAGTTCCGCTGTTTTCAAGCGTGAACTTATCGCCAACAGTAACAAGCGCGCTGTTATTGACAACAAGGCTGGCCTCGCGGTAATCAACATTGGTGACAACTTTGGTTGTCGCATTAACAGAACCGCCGGAAGGCGCAAAAGACTGATTACCAGTTACTGTTACAGCAGGATCAGCACCACCGGTTAAGTTCGGCAGATACGAGCCTGTATATACATCAAACCCGGCTATATTCTGGCCAATCTGTCCTTTACTCCAAGTCTGTTCCGGTCTGCCCTGCAAGGTCTGTCGTGCTGCCAGATCAGTTCCGAATGTCAAGTTATCGCGGTCATTCAAGACAAAGACTCGTTGAGTTTCATTCAACTGCCGTTCGTTCATGATCGCTTGAGCCTGTGCAACAAATTCATAACCACTGGTTACGTTCGACCGATAGAAAAGAGAACCCTGGGTAGCAACAGCGGAGGCAATATCTTTGTTCAATTCGGTTGCCTGCCGCTTTGCAGCCTGTTCCGCTGCACGTTCCCAAAAACGCTGATCACGCATATCGTCAGCACGTTGCTTAACAAAATCATTGTTCGGAGTGCCAAGAACTGCCGGATAGGTTTCTTCGATTATACCGGTTTCTTCGTTGCTGATGTCCCAACCACTGATAATAGGTCTGTGCTGCTGTACTGGATACCAGATTACATTAGATGCATTTTGCATCATACCTGCATCCGGCTCGTGAAATTCAGTTAATGGAAGCAAACTCTCCTGATGATCGTAAGTCTCTTTCCATTTTTCAAACATTACTTCTGCGGTTTTACCTGTTGAAAGTGCCATTATTTACTCCTTATAACCATGTGGACACATTCACTCCTGCCGCCCGTGCTGCTTTCTTGGCGTTATATGCTTCTTGCAACCGGCCTGCTTTATGCGCCTTGTCATAGGCTTTTTTCAGGGCTGCACCGTTGCTGCCTGTTATATCATCGCCTTTCAGTTTAGGCGTCGGGATTGGAGCGCGTGTTGTCCGTTTTATTGGATTTGTTAAAATTCCTTTTTGTTCACCGAGATAGATTGCTGCTTTCATCCCGGTATTATCTTCTAAAAGTAAAGACTGTAATTTGTGTAACTTTTCAGACTTTGCACCTACATGGAACAAAACCTTTTCTGATCCTTCGCCAAGCACAGAAATTATATGGTTTACTATTACTTCACCACGGCCTGGCATGACTGATTCAACTGCTTTCTTGATAGACAAATCAGCCTTTTTAAACTTATCTTCCGGGATGCTATATTTTTTTACAAATTCATCGGCCCTGGTATAGTGGTCGTCAACTGCTACGGAAACAGATTCAAGCTGTTTTTTTGCAAATTCAGCCTGTTTGCGTTCTGCTTCAATACGGTCGTACCGCTGTTGTGCAAGATCATTCTCGTATTTATCCTTAGCAGTTTCATATTCTTCGTCTGTTTCAAAATCGTCTTCTTTCGGGCGTTTAAGAACAGGTAAGGACTCTCTGGCTTTCTTCAGGTCTGCAACTTCCTGCTTCAATGCTTCAAGTTCTTCGTTGCTTTCCCTTAACTGCCCTTTGAGTTTCTGCTTTACCCGTATATGGGTGGTTGCAGGAACATCGTCAAGCGGTTCTTCATCTGTTTCTTGCCAGAACTTCTTCTCCTCTTCCAAAGATGCGGCAGTCTTATGTTGGTCGACTGCTGCCTGATATTCTTCATCGGATTCAAAGTCATCCTTGTTTGGTTCCGGTTTTGTTTCAACCTCTTCCTGTTCTACAACTGCCTCAGTTTCAGATTCTTCAACATCAACCACTATTTTCTCGGCCATCTCCAGTTTTCTCCTTACTGTTCGGATTGCCCAGCTTCACCCGCTGGTTGGGTTGCCCGGTTCATTCAGCCGGTAGAATAAAAAAAGCCGACTAATCGCGTTAAGCGACTAACCGGCTCGGTTGTTCCGATACCTATATGTAGTTTTTAACTTAAATTATATAAAAAAACTTTAGAACAGCGCTATTATAATTTCTCCAAAACTCCCATTGTGGATCATCAGTAGTAAATTCAAATATACCTATCAGTAATGCAGCGATTAGCCAACACAGCATAAGTGGTAATATAATTATCTTAGCTAAAAATTTTAATGCTTTCACTTTGGGTTTCTCCCTTAGTCTTTCTCTTTCAATCCATATTTTTCCTCTAATTCTGCTTCATAAGGGTTATATGCACTCCCTTTCTCCCAAACAATCTTTTCCCCATTCAATTCTTTTTCGTGTTCTTCTTCACCTATTTCATTTCTTCTATCTAAAAGCTCTTTACCTTTTACCAAAAAATCAGGTGCATTATTATCTTTATCCATTTGGGTTTCTCCCTTAGTCTGGTTTTATAGTCTCTTCCTTCCTGGCCATTACAATACGGCCTGCCTCAAACTTAATAGTTAATGTACCATAAAACTTACGGGAAATTAAATCTTTTATTATTTTAAGTATCCAGTTCATTATCCCGCCATTATCTGGTCAAAGAGTTGATCATCTGACATTTCCTTCAACTGTAGTTGAACAACCTTGCCAGCGTTGTCAATCTGCTTGCCAAACGTATCAACACGAGTATTGTCAATCTTGGCCCCAGCCTCTTCAGCGTCAACCTGCACACCCATTCGCTGTGTCTGTGCCTCGAATGCGTCTATCTGCCGTTTCATCTCTTCATTCTGGGCCTGAAGCTGCATGTCAATGCCTTTCCGTTGTTGTTCAAGTAACTGCGCTTGGCCTTTCTTATCCTCGGCCATTGCAAGCACCATTGCAGCGTCTGGTTCACTACCCTGCTGTTGTGCATCTTCAAGCATCTTTTCTTCCTCTGGTGTGTCTGGTTGTTTAATACCCATTAACACCAACTGATTGTTTGCATATTCACGAATATCGTCAAAGTTTACACCATCCATCAATTCCAGTTCTTTCAACATTAGAATCTTAGCCGTGGCAGGATCAGTCTGTGCAACTGAAACACGCATCTCGCCAAGTCTGTCAATTGTCTGCTCTTTTTGCGAGCTGTAACTTGCGCTAATCTTTGAATAGATTTCAAACTCTGCATTATATAAATCATGAATAGTGACAAGCTCGTCTTTCTCTTCGTCATATACAGTGTCCATGACTTGCATATCTTTGACTGTACCGTCAGGCAGTGTAGCCTTTACACGCCGTGGAACATCATAAATCTCTGCGGCCATTGAAGCGTATATATCTGCATCTCTGCGCTTGCCGTGTTTGTAGTGCTCCTGATATACCATTGACTGCATATCAAGACGATTTTGTAATGCTAAAACAGCCTTGCCTGATAAATCAGGGTCAGCTATGTCCTGCGGTATACCTGGATTTGCAACGTCTTCAACTGCTTGCCGTGATAAATCTATCGCTGCGGCTAATGCTGGTGGAATATTTGGTGCAGGTAACATGCCGACCGGGCCTGCAGGTAGGTCTGAACCATCACCAGCCTTTCTATTCTGTAACAAATACGCATAATTGTTTTCAGCACCCGACAGACTATAATACTCCTCAAACCCTGCAATCTGTTCCTGCATGAAGATAGGCTTTTCTCGTGGACTCTGCGAAGCTATATCGGCCAGATAAGATAATTGAAAGTTCCTTAATCGCTGCGGGTCTTTGGCTAATCGCGTTACACCTTCGTAATGTTCTTCACCTTCTACATATGCGTGTTCTCCATAGATAGGAACAACAGGTATGTTCTGGCCTGCGATTACCTTTGAGGATAGGATACGCTCACCTGACGCTATATATTCTGTGACTTCCCACCGTTCTACTGTCTTGGTCTTCTCTTCGTCTATGTCATAACCGCTATCAATGAGATCATCTTCAACATCAGTTAGTTCTGATTCACGAACCTCAAGAGTCTGGTCGAACATATCAACCATTGTGAAGACTTTTTCTTTTACCTTTCGTCTGTGAAAAAACTTGACCACATAAATCTTTTTACCTTCGCCACCAATCCATGGAAATGAATATGAGTGTTCAGGATGCTTAAAAGATTCAACAGAAATTGTTTCAATCTCTTCACCTGTTAACTCCTTAACCAGTTTTTTATAACCATCTTCTGTATATGGGAATAAATATGAAAAATAATCTGCATCTGATTTGTCCAGAAGTTTAGCGCCAGGGTCCCAAAAGCCATTGTTGTTCATCTCAAACAAGGGTTGTCGTCTGATTACCTGATTCTTGTTACCACCACGAACTGTCACATATTCTGTATAAAGCAGCCAACCACCAACACCACATACAACTGATTCTTGCTTGGCGTTCGTGTATGCTTCAATCGACAAGTTGTTATTGTCGTCCGTTCTGTAAATACCGTCTATCAACTCCGCTGCGTCGTCTCTTGTTTCGTCTTTCGGCTCAAAGTCTACTTGTACAGGGTTAGAAGCAAG